CAGGAAACACAACTTTTGCAGGAAATGTAAAAATAACTGGTACTCAGGAAAAAGTTTTAGAATTAGATACAAGTGCAGATACTGGCGCAATACATTTTGAAGATAATGGTACAATAAGAGGTATATTAGGTTTTAGTAACGGTTCAACAATTACACAATCTGCTTCTGATCACGATATGGTTTTAAGAAGTGAGGCTGCTTTATTATTAACAACAAATACTGGTAATGTAGCTTTAACTTTAGATACTTCACAAAATGCAACTTTTGCAGGAGGTGTTACTGTTCAAGATAACATTACAATGACAAAATCCTCTGGTAACAACCAGTTGTATATAAATTCTTCTGGTGGAGGTGCTCCTGTAATATATTTAGAAGATCCAAACCGTAAATGGGGTCAATTTGTTTCAAATGGTCATTTATATTTTAAAGATGAGACCGCGAACATAACTGCACTTAAAATAGACGGTGTTACTGCAAATGCAACTTTTGCAGGTGACGTAAACATTACAAAAGGCACAACAGATTCTGTTATAAAATTTAATGTGTCAGGTCAAAGTTATACTGTAGGTGTTGATTATGATGATAGTAGAAAATTTAAAATTGCTAGTTCTTCAAATTTAGGAACACAAGATAGAGTAACTGTTCTTAGTACAGGTCAAGTAGGAATTGGAACGATTACGCCTAGTGATTTACAACATAATGTTATAACTTCAAATGGTACTGCTCTACATTTAAATAATACAACAGGTGGGGCTGGGGCTTTTGTTGATTTAGATTTTACAACCTATGGTTTAACAGGCACAAACCCCGATGCCGCAGCAAGTATAAGAGTTATTGACAACGGTGCTCACGGGGGACATATTACTTTCAGATCTAAAGGCTCAGGTATGGGTGCTTCACAAAGTGAAATAGTAAGATTTGAACAAGGCGGCAACGTAGGAATCGGTACAACTTCGCCTTCAAAAAAATTACACGTTTATAATACAGCCGCAGCTGATGTAGCATTATTAGAATCAACACAAGCATTTTCAACATTAGCATTCAAATCAAGCAGTAATACAGATACAGCAGTTTTTGGTGTAGATGGTGGAGGTAATGCTTATATAGAAAACAAAAAAAGTACACATCCAATTTTATTTACTACAAATTCTAATGAGCGTATGCGCATTACTTCTGGAGGTAAAGTTGGGATTGGAACTCAAAATTCACAAAACGCTGAACTTGCTATAAAATCGGGTTCTAATTTTGATTTAGAATTATTTTCTGAAGCAAGCGGTACAGCTTGGCAATCATACAATAGAACTACAAGTACTTGGGGTTATATAAGGCTTATTGCTGGAGGTGGTGAGCAAATGAGAATTGCGGCTAACGGAAATGTCGGAATTGGAACGATTACGCCTGCGCAAAAACTTCACGTTATAGGTAATATATATTCTGTAAATAGCGGAACGGACGGTGGGCAAATTAGGTTGGCAAATAGTGGTGGAGGAAGTAATTGGTATTGGGCAGCAAGAACAACAGGATTAAATTTAGGTGAACTAGGAGCGGCAGATGGTAGAATATTTATTGCTAACGGCGGCAACGTAGGAATTGGAACGACATCGCCAGCATCTAAATTACAAGTAAGAATAGGTGGTATTGGAAGCAATGCAAATGATGAAGTTGATGGTGTTATTTTTGAAGGAGATAGACACGATTTAATATTTAAACAAATAAGAACTAGCGCATCTAGTGATTGGAATAGCACAACTTTTAGACTTCAAACAAGAGTAGATACTACATTAATGTCAAGTATTGATTTTGTAACAGATGCAAGTTTTGAAAGGCATATAGATATAAATACAGCATCTAATAGTTTAAACACAAGATTTACCCACAATGGAAAAGTAGGAATCGGAACAAATTCGCCTAGTCAAAAATTAGATGTTAATGGAGCTACTAATTCAAAAGGACTATTAATAAATGGATTGCATAATTTTGGAGTTGATTCTAACGCAAGTATTGAACTCAATAATGCTGCTACTTCCTATGGCGTTATAAGAGCATTTCAAAGTACTGATGCAACAGGTGTGATTCACTTTTTTGGGCGTTCTTGGGGTGGTGGCTCATCTGTTGGTATGGTAAATATTGAGGGTCACAATGGTGTGAGCATAGGCACTTGGAATTCACCATCAACATCCACGACTTTTTTAACCTCAGGAAACGTCGGAATTGGAACAGCTTCGCCTAGTGCAAAATTACATTTAGCCGTAAGCTCTGCAAATGATGATACTTTTCATATTTTTAATGGTAGTGTGCGTACACATTTATTAGGTTCTGAAAGCACTAATGGTGTTATATATTTAAGAAATTCATCTAATAGTAATACGGTTAGAATTAATACCTCAGGCAATTCATATTTTAACGGAGGTAATGTAGGAATTGGAAATACAAGCCCATCGCAAAAATTACACGTTACAGGATCTATATTAGCGTCTAGTGATGTTGTAGCATTCTCAGATATAAAATTAAAAGAAAATATTAAAACTTTAGATGGCTCTAAAGTATATGATATGCGCGGCGTTAGCTTTACTAGAAAAGATACAGGCAAAGATAGCAGTGGTGTTATAGCGCAAGAAATACAAAAAATAGCACCAGAATTAGTAACTGACAATGATGGAACATTAAGTGTTGCTTATGGAAACTTAACTGGATATTTAATTGAAGCAGTTAAAGAACTAAAAATAGAAATAGAAGAATTAAAAAAGTGTAATTGTAATTGTAAAAAATAAAAAAATGGCAAAAATTGATAAAATATATTCTTGGAATATAAACGCTTTAGATACATATCCTAGCAAAGAAGGAAAAGAAGATGTTGTATATACTATTCATTGGACATACAACTGTACCGAGGGGGAATTTAGTGCATCTAATATAGGGACTTATTCTGTATCTTTTGATGAAAATAGCTTTATTGAATATAAAGATTTGAAAAAAAGTGATGTAGTGGGTTGGCTAGAGGCTAACTTAGACATTGATTCTATGAAAGAAAGTTTAATTTCTCAAATAGCAGAATTAAAAATACCAACATCAAAAACTTATTCTTCTCCATTTGCGGAAGAATAATATATTTAGAAAACAACCAAAACAAGTAATTAATAAATAATAGTGTAATATAATTAAATAATTTAAAAATTAAAACCATGAGTGAAAACAAAATAACCGAAGAACAATTAAAAAATTTACAGGACTTAGTTGGAAAGCTTAATAATGCTTCAAGTCAATTAGGTAATATTGAAATGCAAAAACATCAGCTTTTACATGCTTCACAAACTTTTCAGAGTAATCTTAATGAATTGCAAAATAATTTAGAAAAAGAATACGGTAAAGTTAGTGTAAACATACAAGACGGTACTTACGTTCCAATTCCTGAAGAAGAAGAAAAACCAGAATTAATAAAATAAAATCATGTCACTGGTAAGAAAAATTAGTATAGGTAGAGACTATAAAAACGACGCTATGCATTATTCCGTAGGCCAAGAAGTTTATGGAGGGCACACTATCGTTGATATATTAGAACAAGACGATAAGTTTTCTATTTATATTAAAAAGAAAAATGAAGTATTACCGTGGAAAGATTTTAATAAAAATATGGCTATAGCCGTTGAATATAACTTAGAATATTAATGCAAAGTTTATTTAACTTTATAGTTAAACCTAAAAACGGAAGATACGATAATAAAAAATATATTGATGGTTCGGAGTTGCTGTTAAATACAGAAATATCCGATCATCAATATGTTAGTCGTATTGGTATAGTGACAGCAATACCTAAGTCTGAAACAACTGAAATTAAAGTTGGGGATGAAGTAATTGTACATCATAATGTTTTTAGAAGATGGTATAATGTACGCGGTAAAGAAAAAAACAGTCGTAGTTATTATACGGAAAATCAATATTTTGTTACTATTGATCAAATATTTTTATATAAACAAAATGGGAAATGGCAAACATTAAAAGGTTTCTGTTTTGTTAAACCAATTGTATCTAATAATATATTATTAAACGAAAAAGAAGAACCTTTAAAAGGTATTATAAAGCATGTTGACAAGCATCTTAATGATATACAAAAAGAAGATTTAATTGGTTTTACACCTAGTAGTGAATATGAATTTATTATAAACGGTGAAAGAATGTATAGAGTACCAACTAATTCAATATCTATTAAGTATGAACGTCAAGGAAACGAAAAAGAATATAATCCAAGCTGGACAAAAAGCAGTTGATGAATTAATCAAAGTCGCTAAAGAACCTATTGTAGATTCTGAAGATGACATTTCTGCTGATAGATTAAAAAATGCAGCAGCTACAAAAAAGTTAGCAATATTTGACGCATTTGAAATATTAAATCGTATTGAAGAAGAAAAATCATTATTAGAAAATAAACCTTTAGAAAAAAAAGAAAACGTATTTAAAGGTTTTGCTGAAAAAAGATCTAAATAATGTATAAACAAACTTTGTATAAGGTTGTTGAACCTATAAGAATAAACACAATAAAAAGATTAAATAAATCTAAAAAATGGGAGTATGGATATAATAAAGAACATGATATTGTTATTATATCAAAAACTGGTGAAATTGGTGAAATATATGAAATACAAAATTTACGTATTGCTTTACCTAAACCCAAAAGCGTTTGTAAAGAACATAATAAATGGCAAGTAGTATCTTTACCAAAAGAATTAAATAGAATTAAAACAATATTTGATTGGAAAGATTTACCAACAGATTTTCAAAATAAATGGCATAATTATATAGATGATGAGTTTACTAAAAGAGAATATGGTTATTGGTTCCGTAATAAAGGTATTGATACTTATATTACTGGTACTCACTATATGTACTTGCAGTGGACCAAGATTGATGTTGGCCGGCCAGAGTTTAGAGAAGCAAACAGATTATTCTTCATATTCTGGGAAGCTTGTAAAGCAGATAAACGAAGTTATGGAATGTGCTATCTTAAAAATAGAAGATCCGGCTTTTCCTTTATGGCTTCAGCAGAGACTATTAATCTCGCAACAATTTCATCCGACTCACGGTACGGCATATTGTCCAAATCTGGGTCCGACGCTAAAAAAATGTTCACAGATAAAGTCGTACCAATATCGGTCAATTATCCGTTCTTTTTCAAACCAATACAGGATGGAATGGATAGACCCAAAACCGAGTTGGCATATCGTGTACCCGCGTCCAAGTTTACAAGGAAAAAATTACTCGCGAACGAAAGGACCGAGGAGCTCTCTGGGCTCGATACCACAATCGACTGGAAAAACACCGGTGATAACTCGTACGACGGGGAGAAATTAAATTTACTAGTTCATGATGAAGCTGGTAAATGGGAAAGACCCGAAAACATATTAAATAACTGGAGAGTTACAAAAACAACATTAAGATTAGGTAGTAGAGTTATTGGTAAATGTATGATGGGCTCAACAAGTAATTCATTAGATAAAGGTGGAGAAAACTTTAAAAAATTATACGATAATTCAAACGTTACAAAGAGAAATCGCAATGGACAGACTCGCTCGGGATTATATAGTTTGTTCATACCTATGGAATGGAACTTCGAAGGATTCATTGATTCTTATGGACTACCTGTATTCAATACCCCGAAAAAAGAAGCTGTGGATGTACATGGAACAGTTATCGATATTGGGGTTATCGAGCACTGGGAAAATGAAGTTGCCGGTTTAAAAGGAGATCAAGACGCATTAAATGAATTTTACAGGCAATTTCCAAGAACCGAAGAGCATGCGTTTAGGGATGAAACCAAAAATAGTTTATTTAATTTAGCTAGAATTTACGAGCAAATTGATTATAACGATGATATTACACAAGATGCTAATATAACAAAAGGCAATTTTTCTTGGCAAAATGGAATAAAAGATTCTAAAGTTCAGTTTACACCAAACCCTAATGGAAGATTTAAAATTAGTTGGGTACCTAATTTAAATTTACAAAACAATATTATAAGTAGAAATGGAATTAAATATCCCGGTAATGAACATATGGGTGCATTTGGCTGCGATAGTTATGATATATCTGGAACTACAGATGGTAAAGGATCTAAAGGTGCACTTCATGGTCTTACTAAATTTAGCATGGAAGACGCGCCGCCTAATCAGTTTTTTTTAGAATA